CCTGTGTACGATATTTCTTCGTTATCTACTTGTATAAAATTTGTTCCTGTGCTTGGAAATCCAGTTGTACTTGCTACATTAATCGTGGTTCCTGTTCCACCGGTTCCAGCAGAGTCAGCGTTTAATGCTCCGTTCAATGTAGTAGTTTGTGGGTTTGTAACTGTACCACTCCATTGAGATATACCATAACCAAAAACTCCAATTTGTTCAGCGGGTCCAACGTGGTANTATTGAAAATAAGTTATGCCTCCAGATGTAGTTGCTCCNGCTCCACTTTCATTACTGTCCATTGTAATAGTAAGTGTGGTTGTAGTTGGAACACTAGTNATCATAAATTTTNTATCACAAAAATTAGAAGATCCAAAATTAGAACCTGTAATTGCTGTAAATGTAGAAGGGTCACCAAACAATATAATGTCCCCTACTTGAAAATTGTGTGCAGAAGAAAATGTCATTGTCACAGTAGGTGATCCATTAGTTGTACTAAATACATTTGTAATAGCTGTACCTGATGGATTAGTTAAAGGATGTATATCGTAGTAAACTCCTCCAGAGTATACGTATAAAATTCTGTTGGTACCAATAGCTGCGTATTTAATACCTTCTTTATTAACCATATGATGCAATCCTCTTGCAGCACCAGTTAATTTTTTGTCTCCCAATTGAGCCCAGCCACCTATCTTTTCAGGTGTACCATATCTAAAACGAACGTTCTCACCCCCTGTCCACTGTGATTCAGCGCCGGTAGATGTAACTTGTTTATTGAATCCTGGTAGAAAGCCTAATTTTTGTAGCATAATGCACCACTATATAAGATTTTTTACATTTTTGTAGTATTATATTATACGAATCTAGGCCCTTTTACAAACATAGCAATTGTTTTTCTAGTGCCTTTAGTGACCTGGTAGACACGATGTGGTGTTATAGATTTAAACATTAATACAGTTCCTGGTTTTGAAAGTGCTTTAATTTTATTCTCACCTATTCTAAATAAAGAAAATTCTCCACCTTCATATTTTTGTTCGGATATGTTAATTAATATGGTAAATTTTATATCATTTATATAGCTTGACTCTTCGTCTACATGCCAATCATATTCACCTGTATTTTTATGACTATAGGTATTTATATTAATTTGATCATAATTGTTAAAAGGATAAATAAAATAACCGAACTTACTTATATTTATTTGATTAATTCTTTCAGATATATCACATAAATAATCTTTTAAATCACGGTATAAACAAAATTTAACCTCCGATGTTTTTGTTGTACTAGCTGCCGAATCTTTTCCCTTAAATGATTTACTTTTAATTATTTTATTAATATTTTTAATATCAGATTTAGAAAAAAAATCTTGCCATATCCAAAATTGTTCTCTCATATACTTTTTAACTTTATTTGTTTTAAGTAGTTTTTGTGAGACACAACAGGAGTTGTGCCGTAAAAAAATAATAAATGTTTTATATCTGTGCTTATGTTAGATGGGTATAATAAATGTTTTAATTGTTTATTAGAAATAAGTCCTATGCCGTGTAAAATTAAAATAAAATTAGATTGATAAAACAATAATTTATTTTCTTGAAAATCATTTTTATTAGGCATTCTAACTTTCCATATATCTAAATACTTTTGTAAAGTATCTGGTATTTTAAAAGGTTTGTCTTTCCAAAAAACGGAATCTTTTTTATTGCACAGNTAATGTAAAACAATAAAGTCTCTTATGTTTTCTATAATTATTTGTAACCTTTTATTATAAAAATTTATAGTTGCATTGTTGTATTGTAGTATATCCTCTGCCAACATAAAAGATTGTTTTATACTTGTGCCAATAGAACTAGCCTCCATTGGCTCCATAAAATTAGAACTAAGACCTAAAGCACAACAGTTGTTTATCCAAGACTTGTCTAGTCTACCTGGGTTAAATTTAATTTTTTTAGCAATAGTAATTGAATGTCCTAAATATTTTTCACATTCTTTTTTAGCTTGTGTTTCTGTAATATATTTATCATTAAATATATATCCGTTTCCCCATCTTCCAAAAGTTGGTATTCTCCACATCCATCCAGCTGACATAGCTCTAGCTAAAGTGTAAGGATTATATTCGTCAGTATCTTTAGTTGGAAATGCAATAGCCGAGTTCATACATAAGTATTTAGAATATGATATCCACTTTGCACCTAAACTAGATATTAGTAAACGTTTAAAACCAGTGCAGTCTATATAGAAATCAAAACTATATTTTTTCTTTTCTCCAACTAAAGATTTTATTTTATTTTCAACAGTATTTACTTTTTTTATTTCGTCGTTTGTTATTTTAATTCCTCTTGATTTAGCAATGTTTGATAAAAATGTATTTAGTTTAAATGTATTAAAATGATATTGATTTGGATAACTTTTAGTTCCAACTTTGTTGTTCCATAAAAAAGGAACGGTCATGTCTGCAAAGCTATATTTATTTTTAATCATGTACCCATAAGAATTTTGTATGTTTAATAAATTATCATCTACAGAATGGAAGTATGGTTTCTTTGTCCAGTTCTCAAACATAACGCCAAATTTAAATGTTGCATCTGTATTTTTAATTAAATCTTGTGGATCAATACCAACAAAACTCATAAAATCATTCCAAGTGTTTTCTGATCCCTCACCTACTCCTATAATACCTAGTTTATCCGAACGAATTATTTCTATGTTTAATTTTTCACAACTTTTTTTTAAAATTAAACTAGCTATAAGACCTGCAGTGCCTCCACCTATAATTCCTATTTTCATATTTAATCATTTATTTCATTTTTAAACCAACCCGGAAGTCCGATGTGTGGTCTAGTGTCATATAATAGTTTTTTAGTCTCCGGTGTTTTAGTATTATTATAATGAAGAAATAGTTGAACGCATTGGTCCCCTTTAAATTTTTTTCTCCAATGCTCAAAGTCACATCCTCTATACACTAACATATCTCCAGGTTTTAAATCAAAACCAATTCCTTTGGGTGCGCCTTTTTTAACTCTTTTGTTTTCCGGATCTAATTGTGTTGTTCCATTAATAAGATTATCCTGTCCTGTAGGATCTAAATAAATCGTCCAATTATCACCACCTAAATTCATAGTTGTAGATATTTCACAATTTATTCTATCTTTATGTCTTTTTAATTCCTGATTTTTTTTATATATTCTGCCAAAACTATAAGATGGTTGTAGTTCTAAACCTGTTGTTTTTTCCATAATTGGTTGGCACTTTAACATTATGGTATCGAACATTTGATCTCCATATACACAAAAAGCTTCGGGAACTTGTTGCCACTCTTTTTCATAAAAACCAAAACCTTGTTCATAGACAGACATATATTTTTTTTGTCTCATAGTGTCATAAACTTGTTTTTTAACTAAAAAATAATTATATAAAACATTTGCTGTTTCTTCGCTAACAACTTGTTTTATAATCGCGTATCCATTTTTTTTAAAAGACATTTACCAAACTCCGTATGAAACAATTATTCGTGGTGTTAATCCTATTGCTGTGTGAATAGAATTAGCGGGTATTTTTAATAGGTCACCTTTTTCAACTATGTATTCTTTGTTGCTAACTTTATACCAAGTTTTTCCTTTTACTCCAAGTATATAGACATCCTCTGTGTCTTTGTGCGTCACACTAGTTGTGCCACTTTTTAAAGAAAAAAACATAAGTAAATTTGATTTACTTTTATTTTTGTTAAAATTTTTTTCACAGTAATTATAAAAATCTTTAAAGTCATCATGATCTTGTACATTATTTATTTTAAAAATAGATTTAAAAATATAAGATTTGTCCCAGTCGCTAGAAAAAGTTGATTCATAATTAGCGTTATCTAACAATTCAGATATATAATTAAAATCGATATTTTTTTTAAAATCAACCATGCCTTTTTTAAAATTAACATTACTCATCTTTTACAATAATGTCTGAAACTGCTTGTAAATTAAAATGTATAAATCTAAATGGTTCTTTTCCATAATCTATTGAAAACTCGTGTTGCATATATCCAGGAAACAAAACTAAATCACCTGGTTGCACCTTAGCATAAAACGTATCATGACCTGGCCATACACCTTCTAAGTCTTTTTTCATATGTAAAGCTGTGGCTCTTGCCCCAGTTCTTGGATCATGAAAAACAGGATGTCCTGTTTCATCCGATGCTTTTAAAAAATAAAATCCAGATACATGTTGATTCCAATGAACATGCGCAGAGTGATGTCCTCCTCCTTTTTTAGCAAATTCTTGTACCCACATTTCTGTAAAAAGAAGTTTATACAAAGACATATCAAACCCACAATTATCTAACAATTCAAAAGATTTATCTCCCACATAATTTCTTAAATCTAAAAAATCATTGTCTTGAAGCAAACTTGATGAATGATAAGATCTCCCAAAATCCCCGTATTTTTTTATGTGTTCTTTTGCTTCGAGAGTCGATTTAGCTTTTTTAATATATTTGTTAGAAACTTTATTTAAAGAATTAACAAATTCTTTTTTATTTTCATGCCAAATCATGGCTGGAAATCTTGATATATAACTCATTTATAAGGTCCTCCTAAATTCCAACATACTAGACTATATCTTGTCCCGGATGTTACTGGTTTAACTCTATGCCACACAAAAGAAGGAAAAACAATAATAGAACCTTTTGGTAATATTTCTTTTGCTTTTCTTAAATGTTGACTTTCATCTCTTTTATGAGGATCATAATTTCTAAAATCAAATTCTAACTCACCACCTGTATATTCAGATCCATCTGTTAACTGACAAGTTACAGATAATTTTCTAATTTTACCATGAGTAGCATTGTTTGGTTTATTATAAGGAGTATCCCAAGAATCACAGTGCCAATCATAATATTGATTTAATTTATATTTAGTAAATTGCATAGACTCTGTGTAATCCCAATTAAAATTCCAGTTAGCCTCTATGTTTGCTCTGTGTATATATGGTTGTATTTCTTTATAAATCCAATTTTCATTTAACCAAACGACATTAGAATTTCTTCTTTTTTTTAAATCAAATAATTCTTTTTTATTTAATTTTTGATTTTCAAACCCACCTGTTCTTGCAACAACTTCTTTTTGTGCGTTTGCATACATTATAACTTCATCACAAAACCTCGGTGTTAATGCAGATGTAAAATAATGATAATAGCTTTCTAAATTCATTCTAACTAACTTATATAAAATATAATTTTTATGTCAAGTTTAATAAAATGCTAAACGACCGTACGTAATTGTTTGAATAAAATTTAATTCTTTAGATTGCATATTCGATATTTGATATTGTAAATTAGCCGGAAAAAACAAAAAATTATTTTTTTTTAATTCAAAATCTAGATATTGTTTATTAGATTTTAAACTTTCATAATGAATTCTTACAAAACAACCTGTGGTTTGTATTCCATATAATAACACATAATCAGGGCATGCGTCAATATCAACAGGATCTGTTTGTAATATAGGTTTTGTTATTTCTTTGGGTTTATAAAATTCACCTAGTGTTTTTTTATTTGCTATACAAATTTTATGCTCTACTTGCATAAATTCTGTTATAAAATTATTTAATTTATCAAAACTTTTACAATGTTTTATGGGTAAATAATTTTTGTCAGATTCTAAAATAGAGCCTATTAATTCTAAGGGATTAATTTCAACACCTTTTGGCATTTTAACAACACCTCTATACACGCTATTATCAGTAAGTATTTCTTTTATTATCACTTTAGAAAATTAACTTTTAAGGTTGGCATACTCCCATGATGTTGTACTTTCGTTCCATTCTGGAACCCAATGATATGAATCAGGATCAGCGCTCATTTGAGAAAGCTGTTCTGCTGTTATGGCAGGAGGATCTCCTGCTGGACACTCCCATTTTGCAGTTGTTGTATTTTTTGTCCAACTTCCAAAAGGTTTTTCTGGCCAAAATATTTGATTTTCAATATCCCATGTTCCACCAACGCCAGCATAATTACCTCTAAAAGGTGTGCCGCCTAATGTATGTTGGTTATGACGTGTGTTGTAAGAAGTTTTAATCCATAAATGTGCTGGCCAATTATTGTGTGTTTCTAAATAAGTTTGTCCAACAGATTCTGTTTCAACACCCTCTTGATTTTTACAATCTTTATCAGCAAGTGTTAAAACTTGTAACACTACGTTTTCCTCAGATATTTTTGCAAAGTGTGCCATGTTATTTAAATTTGTACCTTATAATTACTACGCCAGATCCACCAGCTCCACCAGCTCCTGGTTGA